TCACCTGTACTAGCATCATACACCAGCTTGTTCTTATGCTTTACCATCATGTCACGCAGATATTGCTCTGCTTTTACCTTGGGTAGATTACCTACATCTATGTAAAATATTCTACGTTCAGGGGCTCGAGACAGTCTGTATATTACTACTGAATCTTCGAGCATTCTAAGTTGGTTAAGAGGCTTGATGGCTTTGTGAAGGTATCCTAAGGTTAATTTGTTGCGTGCATCAACAAGTCCAGATGGAACGTAACATACACTATCAGGAGCTATCTTAATTCCTTGCTGCTGATTGGCCATACCTTTAGGATTGTACAGATAGAATTCTTTTATTTTAGGATACTCTGTTACCCCACTTGGATCCTTCTTCTCAACGTTTTCCCTCATCTTTTTAATTTTGCGGGGATCGACGTATCTAACTTCTTTAACACCTTCGCGGGGGGCGTTCTTGTCTATCACTATTTGATAGTATACCCGGCCATCTACGTACCACCTACGGAATATTTCATAACCTTTGTTTCCGAAATCGAGTAGCGAAAGGACCTTATCAAATTCTTCCCTGACGATCTTTTTTACTCTATTGGGAAGTTTTGTTTCGTCAAGAACTATCTCTACAGGATACGCATTGTTTTCCATTATGATAGCGTCGTTAATAATATCCTCTACTGCAGTATCACACTCAGGCATCAACACCATTTCACGATACTTAGTAACCAAGTCACCTTCAGACTTAGCCGTGGCATCTAAATCTAGATGCGTTCCATACATACCACCAGGAGCTATTTCTGTAACAGCATCCTCTTGATCCATTGGAACGATGCCCTGCAGATTTTTGGAATCCGCAAGTTCAGATGATGTTTTAGTAATTTCAAAACCGAAGAGCTGCATATTCAACCTCAATAAAAAAGGGGGTGCTGCCTATATTTAGCACCCCTTTTTTACCTGTGTTATTACATATTAAAGGGCAGGGGTATTAGAGTGCAAATATTTTGTCAGCACCAGTAGAGAAGCGAACTGTGATGTCACCGCCGTTGGGAAGGATAGGTAGACCTGCTGCTGTATCTATAAAAGCAATAAGTCTCGATGTTGCGTTTCCGCCTTGTGAATCAGTATGATATATAACTAGCGCTTCACAGTTAGCGCCGGTCACAGAAGTAAAGTTTGCATCGTCAGCATCGAAGACACCTCCTGTTATGGAGGTGCTTGCAAGTGTCGATGTCGAAATTACTGCACTGTTAGGTATATCTGCTCGATCTTCATGAGCACTGCTGAATGTGTAGACACCAGTATCGACCAACGCAATTGTAACTGTGTTGCTCGATAGATTTAGGTTGCCAGCAAGAAAGTCTTCTTTGGCTTTAGGGTACAGTACGTTAGACATCTATATGCTCCAATTTTATATAATATTATTGACCGCCAGCATCGCCGGTCGTTCCACCCTGTACACGCCAGTAATCGTATTGGAATGTTGTGCTGAACTCTTGAATTCCTTCGCCGTCCCAGTTAAGATCAATCGGGGCTATGTCTGAACACCAAATTCCATCAAACTCGTATACGCGAATAACAGTTCCGTCTTTTCCAAATTGCTTGACGAGGGCTGTTGACTTGTAAGAAGACGGATTATCACCAGAAGTTCGGACATTGCCTTCTCTAGTGTTCAGTTGGTTGTTCCACTCTTCAAGTGCATTACGGACCAAAAAGTCTTCATCATTGATTATTGTAACTGTCCAATCACCGAATGTTCTATTACCAGCGAGCTTAATTTGTCGACCGAAGTATGAAACTGGAATTGTTCCAACTGTAGAGCCAGGAAGCTGAGCCGCACGAACAAGGAAAGGTGTTTTCAAATCGCCAGTATTATTTGCTGGGTTAAAGATTTGCACCTCGAACAAGGAGGGACGAGCCCCTCCAAATTCTAACTGACCTCGAAAGTCGCTTATATTAAAAGCCATTTGTTTTCTCCTGTAAACCTATTAGTTATATTTATATTTTATTGACCGGTTATTTCAGAGAATTCAACGCCAGTTCTCACCGCTACAAAATTCAGCTGGATGAAGTTGATTGACCTTGAAGGCTTGACATAAATGTCTCCGACAAACTGATTAGACTCGATGATCTGACCAGTATTATTAGTACCATCACAAACGACTTGGAAGTCTGTGATACCACGGCGGCCTTTAACGTCTCTCAGGAATGGTTCTACAAGATTCTTAAATTGAGCTCTTGTAAAGTCATCATTGATTTCAAATAACGTTGAGTTAGCAGCTATCGATATTGCTTTTTCAAGAACAATGAATAGTCGACGCACGTTGATTCTATCAAACGCACTTGACTCAGATGTTAATGTCTTATCTCCATACAGGACAGTGCCTTGGCCAGGGAAGGTGACTATTGGGTTAACACCGTTTTGATACAAGGAGTCTCTTTCTGCCTTTGTAGGATTCCATGCCAGCTTGACAGCATTTTTGATCTGGCCGCGACTGAAGCCTGCAGGTGAGAACCATGGGTCTCTTGCACTATCAGTTCTTACCATAGTACCAGCTGTGTCTCCATTTGCAGGAACGTAGCGATAAACATCGTTGTACTTATCGTACTGATATTTCCATGCACTATCCATTACAGCGTATGAAGATGAAGGAAGAGTATCTCTGTACGCTACAACATCAGCTACTTGCTTGCCATCGTATGAAGCATTGTCTACAACAGTGGTGCTAGTTGGAGATAAACAAACTAATATATCTTTACGAACATCAGCAATGTTGGTAATCATGTCTGTTACAACAGTCTGACCATTTCCAGCTGCAAGAAGGAAAGAAATATCTACGTCTTCTGAATTTCTGAACTTACGGTATCCGTCAATTGTTTGACCAGCTGTAGGAGCACTTCCGTCCGCACCATTTACAAACGATGCTGTCTGAGGAGTTGTGCCGCCAACAAAGGTTACACCTTGCGCTGCACTACCTGCATTTGTATTGCCACTGTTGTGTGCAGTCCACCATACATATCGAGATCTGTTGTTGACTACATCTTTGTAGTAGTTGGTTGCACCTGTTTCTGTTTTTGCATCTGAGGCTAAGGAAACATTCTGGAACACTTCAAGAACTTGCCCTTTCACTCCAGTCCACAATCCATCTTCGTCTGATACAACAACGTGCATACCGTCTGCTGATCCGCCTCTTTGTGTAGCATAGGCAGATGTGCCAGGAGCTCTATCTGTTACAGTGGAGTATTCCCACTTACGTACAATAGCAGTATTGGCTGCTACTGAATCTCCTGTATAGGCCTTTTCGAGTACAGCTGAGAGTCCTCCAGCATCAACTGACGATACTCTAATTGTTTGCTTGGCGCCAAGTGTGGCTCCTACTTCTAATAAATCTCCAGCTACCAGCGTACTAGCTTGGTTAGCAGAAAAGGCAATAGAAGTTGTATTAGCTGTTATTGTATATGTTCCAGTAAGCGTTGATTTAAAAGCAGCTGCAGACGCACATACAGATGTCTTCAAAGAGTTGCCTAGCTCGCCAGGATATCGAGCAACAAAATCACCAACGGTAGCAATACCTGATGAATAGTTGTTCTCGTAATCTTCTGAACTCTTTACAAGAGTAATAACGGTGTTACCAGCATTCTGCGTAGCATTGGCTTGACCTGTGCCTGATGCACGAACGACGTACAATGCATTACCGTAGGATAGAAAGTTCGCAGCGGTAAAGAAATCGTTGTATACTGTTGTTGTCGGCTTTTGAAATTGACCAACTAGCTTATCTTCTGAGGTAATTAGAGTTAGCTGTTCAACTGGGCCCCAACGAAAATGACCGGCAATACCGCCTTCGGTAGTCGATACGGCGGGAACAACAGTAGTTTGATCAAGTTCGCTAACATTGACTCCGGGTGATACTTGGAATGGCATTTGTGTCTCTCCTTAATTGAGGGTATTCTTTTTTATTTTGTTGTTGTGCATTCCATTTATTTATAATACATTAAATTTCACCATATTACCACTTATCAGATATAGTGTCGCTAGAAGGTAACGACCATCCTAGTCTATCTACATCAATATCAATTATACCATCATCTCCGCTGCCATCATCAATGAATCCAAAAGGAAGAACGTCGTCCTCTATCATTTGTTGATTATCAGCGTATAGTTTTTTTCTCAAATCTTTATTGGTCAAGTCTTTAAAATAATCCTGTCGTATTAGCCAGGAGAATAGGACTGTGCACATCACAATATCATCATGGAAGCCTTGTTCTGCTTGAAAACTTTCCTTAACTTGTACGAAGTTGCATAGTTCGTTGACATATTCGTAGTCTTCAAATATAAGTTTGTCTTGTTCTACTACATCTTTTAATACTGAACATCCTATTCTTTTTACGGTTTTAGACGTTCTTACTCCTAATTGGGCTCGGCCTCCGCTAAAGCCTGATGTTATATATTGGATCCCCCCTTTCTGCGAGGTTCTAAATATGTTTTCATACTCAAAATCGTTATATAATATATTAGCTACTTGCTCTCCAATGTCGTTTATTTCGACAAGAACAAATGCGTCGTTGTACTTTCTAGCAGCATTGTATATAACATCTGGATAAAGTAGAGGGGATATGTCTTTGCTTCTGTACTTGCCCACGCCTCTATAAGGATATTCTGTTATGTCGAATACAATAAAGGCTGAGTAGTCTAATCCTAATCCTCGTGATGTATCAACTACTATTACGTAACTTCTATCTGGCTCTGGCTCGTGGTAACATTTAAAGTTATTCTTCTCGTATAAAGGCGTTCGGAATGTCAGGGCTCTTAGCTTGGTAGCATGGATCAGGGTATTAGTACTTCCTAAGAACTCACACTCAAACTCTTGGCGGAATTGTTCTTCTGATGTTGCTCGTATGGTCTCTTCACGCCACTCTTCATCTCGACCCGGAACATCGGACCAATGTATCTCGACACGCTCGTAATCGTTTCTATTTTCCTCGCTGTCGACCCACAGCTTGTAGAACATATTCATTCCATTTGGTGTAGAGGTTATAATAACCTTCGAAGACTTACCAGATGAAATTGTAGGGAATACAGAGGTAAAAAACTCTTCCTGTATATTGTTGGGTACGAATGCAAACTCATCAAGGTAGATGAGATTCTGGGATGTACCACGAATAGCACTTGAAGACGTGGACGATGCTATAATTTCTGAACCATTTTCTAACTTTATACTACCTTTGTTCCATTCCAAAATACCTTGCTGCATCCATTTAGGCAGATGCTCATACATCAATTGTATTCTACCAAGGATTTCTATTGCTTGGGATCTTTTGTTGGCAAGGACAGCAATACTATACTGGTCAGTAAACAATATCTTCCAAAGAAGATAGGCTCCAACCGTTGTGGTCTTACCTACCTGTCTTGGTAGTTTGCATAGAGAGAAACGATTAGCTTCGAATACATCAAGCATCTCATTTTGGAAGTCCCACGTGCCGAAAGGAATAAGACCTTCATCCACACTAACAATTTTTACATACTCGTTTACAAAATACTCAGAATCGCGCGCTACCTTGACATACTCTAAAACTTGCTCTTGAGTAAACTCAATTGGTACGCCGGCAGACTTTAAATTCTTATTTCCGAGATATATATCAGGCATTTACGTTGACCTTGCCCCTAATCACTTGTATACTTACGGTGTTGCCCCCAAAGGGACATTAGATACTTACTTTGCCTTCACTGATCAATCGTTCTCTATTGTCCAAGTGTTCCGCTTGAACATCCTCTTTGTTCTGACCATGATATGCTACAGCTTGTCCTTCATCAATCATTTGCTGGCATACGCTACCGCCATCAATAAGAAAGTCTCCTAGTATCCTACCAAACTTTCCCTTAGCATCTTCGCCGTTTCGATCTATTTGAGTTTTAAGAATAGCTTGTTTACCGAGGAGCTCTTTTAGTCTTTTTTTAGACGCTAGGCCAAACTTCTTCTCAACCTTGTCGCGAGTCCTGCTTTCTGGGGTATCGATGCCAGCAAGCCGAACTCTCTCATCTTTCATCCATACACCGAACCCAAGGTCGATGTCGACGTCCACAGTATCACCGTCCACTACTCTATTTATATTCGCTCTATATTCATACATTTTTACTGTTGTCCTTAATCAATTGTTGTAACTCAGCAGTGTTTCCTACAAAGAGAGCGTTGGTGACGTTGGTCGGTCCTTTAGCAGATTCTTCTTTTAATGATTTAACTTTCTTTTGAACTTCGAGGAGATCTTTGTTAGCATCAGTCAATGTTTTGATTAGCGTACCAACAACTTCGAACGCTCTTGGAGACTCGCTTTGATTAGCAAGCTCGACAAGAGTATTCAATGCATCAGATCCCCTTTCAATTACGTTGTATAGGTTTTCTCTTGCATACCGGTAGTCACTATCGATGTCGCTGCTAACAGACGGCAGAGCGGGTTCTACAAGCTCTGAAGGCGTATCCTCTTCAACAATCTCAGATTGAGGGAGGTTGAATATATCTTCGAAACTTTCTTCCATGCGCGTCTTTTTCATATTATACGTCAGTTATGTTAGTGGCAAATCCATAATCATCATCAGCGCTTATTTCCTGCACTGGTACGGACAAGGCCGAGTTAGATGTTGGAAGGCCAGTAGATGTTAGACCAGGCTCTACTGTAATCCTTTCTGAAGGACTAGAGCGAGGCAAGTCAGCATGAGCATCAATCGATGCTCTCTTTATAATTCCATTTGTAGAAGTAGGACCAAATATATATCCCTTCATAGTAAAGTTGAGGTCCCACATTAGAGTACGTCTTGTAGAGAAATCTCCCTCGTACGCATCTTGGACGCTTACGTCTGTAAGTATACATGGAACGTCATATGTCAAATCCATTCCAGGTATCAGCTTGATGTTGTTTGTCCATTCGGGCTGAAAGTAAGGAAGTATTTGCTCAAGTATCTGAGTACCATCGTCAGCGTTCTTTACAAATATACTCAAGCGAAACTGAATATCATACGGTACAGGTATATATTGAGTACTGAGTGCACCTGTATCTGTAGAGCTTACGCTTACATTTTGCTGAGTAGATGCTAGCTTTCTATTTGCTGCGTAAGATATTCCCATCATCTCAAATCCAATTCTTGGTAGAGATATTGCAACATCCTGATCTAAGTTTGGATCTTGAGCTAGTCGTACTAAGAATTTTTCTTTTGGACCGTAGGCAATAGGTACCTTGAGTGTCTGAACAACAGTGTCACTTTGATTCAATCTTTGTAGATATATACCATTGAACATATTGCCAAATACAATAACGTACTTGCGAAGGGTTCCGTGATAAAAACTATTTCCAAACATACTTAATACCTATCGATATCCCCAAAGGGATTCTGTTCACTGAAGTCTAGTATATTATCAGCATTCGTTTGAAAGAATTCGTTATTAGCTGATCTGTCAGCTTGCTCTATTCTGTACTCTTGTAGCAATGTATTATTGTCCTCGAGCTTAACAACACCAGTGCCGTCCTCAAGGGTGAACTGCTGGTCTAATACATTGAGACTGTAAGTAGATTCAATATCATCAATATCGCTAATGCCAGTATCCATACGCTCAGAGCTATACTCGAATAACTCGCATCTAACATCGTAGGTCTGTAATCGACCAGTCTGATAGAATATTTGTTCATGTTCAACAAACTTAATCTCAAATAGCTTGTCGATCATGGGGAAGTATATCAGATCCCCTTCTTGAGGTCTATTGATATCGTTCAGATAGTCGTCGCCTTCCAGCATGAAGGTATCTGTATCTTTAGATCCTGTCAGGTACTGACGTGAAGGGGTCTTGGTACTACCATCTTCGAATACAAGATTGTATCCAACTTCTGTAATTATTTTAGGAGAGGTTATAGCTTGATCAAAACGTTTTCTGGCTACAGTAAAAGTAATCTGGTCTCTTATCTCTAAACCGAAGCGAGATAGAAGATCACCTTCACCCTCTAAACCTTCCACATTCTTTATGTACATTTCAACATCAATAGCCTCATCAAACTTAGACGAGGCATCCTCACCAAACAGATGATCTACATTTACTGTAGTCCTTGGAAGATACTTG